CTAATACACCAACGGAAACTTTAACATCTACACCAACTAATACACCAACGGAAACTTTAACATCTACACCAACTAATACACCAACACCTACATTATCTAATACAACAACACCTACATTATCTAATACACCAACGGAAACTTTAACATCTACACCAACTAATACACCAACACCTACATTATCTAATACACCATCATCTCCCGAAACATTTTTTATTCTTTTTGAAGATGGTAGTATAATGACCTCGGAAGATGTTGACGGTATTGAATATGAACACTAATTAATATTTATAAAATAAAGAAATAATGGCAAATTTAAAGATATCACAGTTAGAACAATATACGGGTAGCCCAATAGGTATGTACATTGTTGTAGATAACGCGGCGCAAGACACAACATATAAAATGTTAAGAAGTGATTTCCTAAGACCAAATGACGATTTTAGAGTAATGTATGGTCTATATTCACAAACAGGTGAAACGGGAAATATTAGCGGTACCACTGAACAAACCATAATCGGACCAGGTATAGGTACTTTATCTGTACCTGCAAATGGTTTTACTGCAGGTGATACTTTTAAAACAACAATTAGAGGTCACCTATCTAACGCAAATAATGATTTTAGGATAAAAGTCTATTCTGACAGTTCGGTGTTAGTTGACACTGGTTTTATAAATTATAGTACTGCGGGTGAAGAAGTTTTGATGGACTTAGACCTCGATTTTGTTGTTTCTTCAATCGGAGGTGCGGGTACTGCGTCAGTATTAACTAAGGGTAGCCTTAGAACTATTAAAAACAGTAATTTCACAGTTAATGGTTATAGTTTTGAAACACATAATACGACCAGTTTTGATACAACAGTAGATAATGTGTTAAATGTCACTGTCGAGTTTGATACGGAGGCTTCGGATACATACTTAATGACTGACTTTTTAACCTTAACTAAAGTTTATTAATATGGAATTTTATATTAAAAAAGATAGTGTTAATCCAATATTACTATTGGATATAGTAAATGACGGTAGAAGTGAGTCGTATAAGAATTTAAATTCAATTCTTGATAACTCAACAATTAGATTCTCAATGAAAAGGGAATCAGACGGTATTCAAAAAATATTTATGAATAATTCACATATAACCGATAAAATACAAAAGAACCCAGACGCACCTAAAGAATATTACATCTACTATAAATGGGATGAAAAAGATACAAATCAAAAAGGTAGGTATGTGGGTGAGTTTTCTATTTTAACCGAAGAAGGGGAGCTTATTGTCCCGATAAGAGAAAAGTTGTATATCAATATTGTTTGACAAAGACGAAAATCTATTTTATATTTTAACCAATGTCAAGAGTAATCACATCACAACGATGTGAGGATAATATCTCAGACGAAAAAGTTAAAATATTATGGTATCACAAGAAGAAATTGAAAAGTTCCTCTTAGGGGAGGACGAAGAAAAATATATCGTAGCGTTAGAATACGATTACCGCTCCAACAAAATTTATAAGGTTATCCAACACCCCACAAACGGTAAGCAGATTAAATCTGAATCTTTTATTCCGTTTGCATGGGTGGGGGATTTGAAGGGAAAGAAGTTTTATAACGGCTCCAAGTTTGCGCAAAAAGAGGCGATGTCCACTCATGGTATCATCATAGAAAAGTTGGACACTCGTGGTGATGAAAGAATGGAGAACGGACTTAAGTATTTGGTTAAGACCACAAAAACTTATTCAAACCTCATCAACTTTTTTAAAGGAGGTGGGTTAGACCCATGGAATAGAGAAAACTCTGATAGTATTGCGATTCTACCTCCCGTGGAACAATACTTATGTCAAAAACAAAAACGACTATTTAAAGGTTTTGAAGAATACGATGAGGTTCATAGGTTCGTATTCGATATTGAGACCACGGGTCTTGATGCCACAAAGGATAAAATCTTCCTTATCGGTATGAAAGACAATCGTGGTTTTGAAAAGGTTATCGCAGCACAAAACGAACAAGAAGAGAAAGATATGATTGTGGAGTTTTTTAACACCATCAACTATCTCAAACCAACCCTTGTTGGTGGTTATAACTCGGCGTTTTTTGATTTTCCGTTTATCCTCACACGAGCAACCATTCTCGGTTTGAATATAGATGAGATTGCAAAAACATTAAACCCCGAAAGTCCTCTTAAACAAAAGAAGGGTATACTCAAACTCGCCAACGAGATGGAGGATTATACCCAAACAATGATGTGGGGATACAACGTGGTAGATATTGCCCATGCAGTAAGACGAGCCCAAGCCATTAACTCTGACATCAAGAGTTGGGGTCTTAAGTACATAACCGAGTTTATTGGGGCAGAAAAAGACAATCGTGTTTATGTTAAGGGGGATAAGATTGGTAAAATCTATTTTGACAATAAGGACTATTACTTCAACCCAAAAACAGGTAAATATAAAGAAGTGGGGACGCCAGGTACAGAAAACCTGATGGAAAGGTTTCCCGGTCATTATGAAAAGGTAAACGGGGAATATATTATTGAGAGGTACCTCTATGACGATATTTGGGAAACCATGGTGGTGGATGAAGAATTCAATCAAGCCAACTTCCTTCTCGCAAAACTCGTTCCCACCACATACGAACGACTTTCTACTATGGGAACTGCAACACTATGGAAGATGATTATGATGTCGTGGTCATATAAACACGGACTAGCTATACCAAAGAAAGGGGACAAACGTTCATTTACAGGGGGACTCTCACGACTTTTGGCGGTTGGATACTCCACCAATGTACTTAAACTTGACTACTCGTCTCTATACCCCTCAATTCAACTCGTACATGATGTCTTCCCTAAGTGTGACGTGACAGGTGCGATGAAGAGTATGCTCAAGTATTTCCGTGATACCCGTATTAAGTATAAGAAGTTGGCCGCAGATTATTATGTGTCAGACCCAAAACTATCTTCACAATATAACCGCAAACAACTTCCGATTAAGATTTTCATTAACGCCTTCTTCGGTTCGTTATCCGCTCCACAAGTATTTCCGTGGGGTGATATGGATATGGGGGAACAAATTACGTGTACAGGCAGACAATACCTGAGACAGATGATTATGTGGTTTATGAAACGTGGGTATCAACCCCTCGTTATGGATACGGATGGTGTTAACTTCTCGGTTCCCGAAGGTCGTGATGAACATACATATGTTGGAAAAGGACTTAACGGTCTTGTAGAAGAAGGAAAAGAATATCGTGGTTCAGAGGCTGACGTGGCGGAATATAACGACTTGTTTATGAGGGGTGAAATGGGGTTGGATACTGACGGACAATGGCCAGCAACGATTAATGTGGCTCGTAAAAACTACGCTCTACTTACAGATAAGGGGAAAGTAAAACTTACAGGTAATACCATTAAATCCAAGAAACTTCAGACATATGTTGCTGAATTTTTGGACTCAGGACTTCGTATGTTGTTGGATGGTAAAGGACAAGAGTTTTTGGACTCTTACTATGAGTACGTGGGTAAACTATACAACAAAGAGATACCTATTGCAAAGATTGCAAACAAGGCTCGTGTAAAACAAACTATTGACGAATATAAAGTTCATATTACAAAAAGAACAAAGTCGGGTTCATTTATGTCTCGTCAAGCACATATGGAACTTGCTCTCGCAAACAATCTTAATGTGGGTTTGGGTGATACCATATATTATGTGAATAATGGTACCCGTAAGTCACACGGTGACGTGCAAAAGAGAAAAGATGAGGTTATAATTAATTGTTATCACGTAGATGAAAAGGAAATAGAAAACAACCCCGATAAGCTTGGCGAATATAATGTCCCACGGTATATAACCGCATTTAACAAACGTATTGAACCTCTGTTGGTCGTATTCTCTCCTGATATACGTGATGAAATTTTGATTGAAGACCCTGCAAATAGACCTTTCTTTACTAAGACTCAAACTATGTTGGTTAGGGGTTTTCCGAGAAAGGACGGTGACCAAGATACTTTAGATGAGGTTTTAACCTTATCAGATACTGAACAAGTGTTTTGGAATTCTGTGGGGATTGACCCATACTATATGTACGTGGACAATACTATGGACTTAGTTAATGAAGACTACGTAAAAAAGAATAAAACTATTATGAATTCTTTAGTCCATCAGACGACATAATATACCAATAACCTTTCATATATCTTAATTCTATAGAAGCACCTTTTTGTAGTTCTATTTCATTAAATTCTTCATCAATGTCTTCGTTTGATGTGATTAGAACATCTGTCATTGCTTTTATTGTTGTATGGTCTGTTGTTGACGAGTTAAGAGTGATTGTACAATAATCTACTCCCCTAACTATTAATGCGTCTTCTCCGTTTGTAGTATAATTTTCGGTTTCTATTATTGCACATTCAGAAGTTTTTACCTCTTTACCATTTATAAATTTTGTAGTAGGTACTGATTTAAAAATTGCCATATTAAATAGTATAAAATTGTCTTGGGAACGCCCTATATTGTAGGGATTTATTAAGATTTTCAGCCTCAGTTGCTTGTCTTTCCATCATTTTTTCAGGTCTAAGTCTTTCTAATCTTTGTGTTAACTCTTCGACTAGTTTTGACTTTTCGTCTTTTGATTCTGTGAGTAATGAATCATATTCTAATTGTATTTCAGAGTCTGGTGTTTTTAAATTACCTTGATATTTTCCTCTTACTCTACCTAAAGATTCTTTAACATAAGCGGTAAACCATCTTCTAACCCATGTCTGTCCTGGTGAGTTTATCTCATCCCATTTCATTTCATCTATAGGTATATCTGAAGGTAGTTTTACTATGTCAGGGTTTTCGGCCAAACAAGAATCTCTATCATCTGTTTCATAATACCAATACCAAACTTTGTATTGATTATACTGAATATTACCAAAATCAAATTTACCTCCAGGTACATTCATAAGATGAAGTGCTTTTTTACCATCGGGTAGCGCAGTAACTCTATAAGTTAATTCTCCTGAAATTATTCTTCTTTTAATATTAATATCTTGCATTCTAAGAAGAATATCAAAAGCGGGTGTAATAAAATAATTACCCATCGTTCCCATTTGGGAGAATCCTGCCGCCCCTCCTAAACCAATACCACCAAACCCACCAAATCCACCCATAAATGGGTCAAAGAATGCTGCGTCTAATTCTGAACGACTAAACCAAAGAAGTTCATTTAATTCCCTTCCTTTTGGAATTTCATAAATCTGTTGTCCTGGTACTAAATCAATATAGTCCTTTTTTAACACTGAGTCTCCACCTGCTTGTAGTCCAACAATCTTAGAATATGCGTATGTATACTGTGTTTCCCAATCTAAACTTCTTGTTACAAATGCTCTTGTAAGTGACTGCTCGTCTAAATTAAGACCGTATAAAGATGTCCATTGTGATTCTATTAACCAATCATTTACATATTGGGCGTAATCTTGAATAGAAAGTTCTAATAAAGAATCTAACATTTCATCTGTTATCTCTACACTTCTAATTGGTGCCCCTAACAAATGTTTTATTCTTGTATATAACTTGCTTCTTTGTGGTTCGTTAATTACTGACATACGACATTTTATTAATAAATATCAATAAAACAATAATTATCTGTTATTACTAATTAGGTTAAGTATTTCCTCCATAACATCACCTTTTCCTTCGTTATCTCCCATAACGGTCTCAAAGATATTCTTTTTCTTTGATAGTATGTCGTAGATGATGCCCTCTATAGTATTTTCAAAGATTGGATAATATACTGAAACGGAAAATTTTTGTCCATATCTATACGCTCGGTCTTCCGCTTGTGAGTGGTCTGAAGGTACAAAAGATAAATCATTCATTATAACGGCTTCTGCCGCTGTTAATGTAATACCTACACCCGCCGCTTTTAGATTTCCAACAAAAACTTTAATTTTATCGTTGTTTTGAAATTCATCAACAGAATGTTGTCTTTGTGGTTTTGACATCTTACCGTCAAGTTTTACCGATTCTTTACCAAAATGGTCATTTATTTTATTAAGGGTATCTGTAAAATTTGTGAATATAATTACTTTTTTTCCTTGGTCTATAATGTTTTGTGCAATCTCAATCGTGTCCTTAATCTTTTCTTCGGCAATTACTTGACGAACTTTCATTAGCTTTGAAAACTGAATTGTGAGTGATGACGACTCTTCTGATGAATTATACCAATCATAGTACTCACCCATCAACTTTTTATATTCTTTTGATTTTGTTCTCAGATATACGGGTGTTAAAATCTTTTCAGGTAAATCTAAAATATCTTCTTTTAACCTTCTCAAAACCTGCGGTTTTGTTCGGTCTCGGAGTTCTTCAAGGTTGGATGCTCCTGTGACATTCCAAACCTTTTTCGCTCCGACACTAAACTGATATCCCGCACAATATCTAATCGCATATGCCATCCAATTATCTGCGACGGGTGAGTCAACCAAATCCAAAAGGTTGTAGTAATTCATCGGTCGTGAAGTCATTGGTGTTCCTGTCAATAACCAAACCTTACCGACTTTTTTTGCAATGTCATTACCTATTTTTGTTCTTGCCGCTTTTACGTTTTGTATATAATGTGCTTCGTCCATAACCACCAAATCAAAACCATAATTTAAAATGTCTGATTTTTCAGGGTGTTTTGGGTCATGGAAGTTTTTAAGTATATCGTAGTTAATTATTGTATAATCTGAGGGCTCCCAATTCTTTCCTTCAATAATCGAAACCTCTTTATCGGTGTAATTTGAAATTTCTCTTTGCCAATTAATTTTTAATGATGCAGGACAAATAATCAAAGTTTTTTCTGCACCACTTTCTAATGATGCAATAACAGTAGATGTGGTTTTACCCAAACCCATATCATCTGCCAAAATATATTTGTCATTTCCTACAAGTTTTTCTATTGCCTCTTTTTGGTGTTCTAACGGAGGCCTATGAGAATATTTTGAATAGTCTATTTTAACTTCTCGTTGAGTATTTTTTTGTAGTGCGACTTTTGGCAACCATATGTCCGATAATTCTTGTGACTCAAATAGTTTTCCCCATATATGGTATGACTTTTCTTTTTCTACCAAAAGTTTTTCAATATAAATTTTTTCGGGTTTTTTAGTGAGAAGTTTATCGTCCATAAGTTTTTGTCCAAAGTAACTATCCAATTCAACCCACTTTCTTGCAATTTTTGGGGTGGTGTCTTTAAACTTTAAAATATAGTCTGCTTGAGCACGAGTAAGTTTAAAATGATTAAACTTTTTCATTTTACCTTTTAACCGAAGGATATAATTATTATACCCTTCATATTCTTCGAGAACACGAAGAGCCCTAACTTCAGGCAAGTTATTTAAACTTTTATTTTCCAATTGGTACTTAAATACTACTAAATATAATAAATTTCTGAATATTTATCAATAATGACACAAAGAAAGGTACCAATTACGAGACTAAATAAATTCTTCAGTGGTGAAGATTTTGAATTAGATATTGCTATGGGTCGTGAGTGGCTTGAAGGTGATATGAATTTTACTTTAGTTTTATATAAGGTCGATAGACAAAAAACTAAGACGGATGACGTATACGGTGAAACAGTTGAAGATGGGATTAAGTTCCACCCTCCTGTTGAGTTTCGTGGATATGTTCAAATAGAGCAACCTGAAAACCAAGACTATGGTCAGAGTCGTATGACACAAATGGAACCTGGTAATTTAAAGGTAGGTGTTTATCAAGACTCTTTGGATGAACTTGGTATTGACATCGATTATGGTGATTATATTGGTTACTACGAAACTGAGTCTCGTGTTAGATATTACACAGTTGTTAATGATGGACGTGTTGTTAGTGATAACAAACATACTTATGGTGGATACAAGTCTTTTTATAGAAGTATTGTTGCGTCACCAGTAAACGATAATGAATTCAGAGGATTATGAATAGAAAACTTATAAAAGAAATCAGTAAGATGAAATCCCAAATGGGTTTAATTAAAGAAGATATTGGCGAAGAACTATTAGGTCTTCGTGTTATGGTATATTATAATTTACACAAACATACTTTTTCTGTAACCTACAATGGTAGAGTTGTTTTATATGCCGATTATGTTAAACTAAAGAACGTCGAATTTAGAGTAAGAGAGGGGGGTAAGGAAAAAGTGAGACAAGAAATGAGAAAAAATGTACACGCCTTTGTTATCGGTGATTTAGTCGACTACTGTCAGTATCCGTGTGAAAATATGCCGCCTGAAACTAATGATAAAGTAATTACATATAATCCATACAAATATGATTCATTTGTTAGAAAAGACACTGAAGAGCCGGTATATAAGGCAAATGAGATTGATATGATTAATACAAAAAATAAAATTTTCCATATTAACGAGATTGTTGAGTAATGGCATTTCCTAAAAAAATAAAGAAGGACCTGAAGTTAACTCCCGATAAAATTTTATTAGACAGGAGAGAAGAACTTCTTGAATATATTCAGGAAGACGGAACTTATCTACCTAAGAGTGTTTTACATGCAGATTTAGATAGGGGTATGTTAGATTTTGTTCGTGATGATTTAGAAATGGTAGCTGACGGTAAAAAAGTTAACCCAATAGATATTATAACAACAACACAAAATTGGTCTCAATTTACAGAAACTTGGAGATTTCAAGATTTAGATAAAAATATTAAGCCTCCTTTTATTGCAACTGTAAGACAACCTGACGTAAAATACGGTTCTAATCCTTCACTACAATATACAATACCTAATAGAAAACAATTCTACTATGCAAAAGTTCCAACGTGGGACGGACAAAGAAAGGGGATGGATATATACAAAATACCACAACCAGTCCCTGTGGACATTACATATAACGTAAAAATATTTTGTACAAAAATGAGACATTTAAATGAGTTTAATAAACTTGTTTTACAAAAGTTCTCATCAAGACAATCATACACTTTTGTTAAAGGTCATTATGTTCCTATTATACTAAATAATGTATCAGACGAATCAGTTTTGGATATAGAAAAGAGAAAGTACTACATCCAAAATTATGAGTTTTTAATGATGGGATTTTTAATCGATGAAAAAGAATTTGAGGTTTTGCCTGCAATAACTAGAGCTCTTACGTTATATGAAGTAGACACTAGTAAAAAATCTAGGAGGGTCGAAAAACAACCAGAAAACCCTGATAATTTTGACTTTGATATTATTTTTAGGGAGGGACTAACTGAATTAAATGAAGTGTATAGATATACAGTAGACTTATCTGTTTTAGATACAGATAATATAGATTCATTTTCAGTTTACATGAATAATGATTATATCGGTGACAATTTATCTTTAATACAAATTAATACTAATGATAGAATTAGTATTAGTGTAGTAAAAGAAGATGACAGCAAATCTTCTAAAATTAAAACGAGAGCAAGACTGTTATAACCTATTCTCCATATATATCTATATCTTCTTTACAGTTTTCTTCAATTATTTTTTCAACAAACCTATACATTTTCAATCCCTTATTTTTACAATAATTTTTTAATAAGTTATGGTGATACTCAGATATCTTTAAATTCTTAATTTTCATATTATTATACGTTATTTTTAAAAGGTAGAAAAAAGGCAGAAAAAATAGCACCTAACAAATAAATATAACGCCATTACATTTGTACTTTCGGTTTTTTTCTAATATTTATGATAAAATAAATTAAAAGAAATTAAAAAAAATGGCAACATCTAACAAAGTTTTCGTTTCTCCGGGTGTATACACATCGGAAAGAGATTTAAGTTTTGTGGCTCAAAGTGTCGGTGTAACAACGTTGGGGATTGTGGGAGAAACCTTATCAGGTCCTGCATTTGAACCAATATTCATCTCAAATTTTGATGAATTTACCGCATACTTTGGTGGCACAAGTCCAAATAAATATGTAAATACTCAAATACCTAAGTATGAGGCGGCATATATAGCAAAGGCTTATTTACAACAGTCAAACCAATTATTTGTAACAAGAGTTTTAGGTTTATCAGGTTATGACGCCGGTCCTTCATGGTCTATTGCTACTGTTGGTAATGTCGATAAATCAACGGTTGGGGTTTCTTCGACCGTATCCGCAGTAGATATATCATACAGTGGAACCCAAAGTGCTGCATCTACAGTAGAAATTACTAACTATTCCGCATTACCTGCAGGTATCAAAAATTATTTTACAGACCCTTACACAACTTTTAGTGGTGGTGAATCTACTTTAAAATCAGATTTAGAAAATCTTTTATATACTGATATATTAGATATGTTAGATGATGGTAAAACCGCTTATATTTTTGGTACTTTGTCTGATACAAGCTTTAATGGTTTAACAGGTGCTTCTGTTAATTATACAGGAAATACTAATGTTTTAGGTGTAAGTGGATTAACTGATTCAGACGCCGATTATGAAGCGTCAGAAAATGACGCATGGTATTACGCGTTATTCCCAAGTCCTTCAGGAAATGATTATACGGGTTATGGATTTGGTGCGATAACAACGGCATTATTGGATGTTGGTAGTGGTGTATACAACGGCTCAGCAACTGTTTATATAACACAATTCTCAGGAACCGCAATACAGGATTACCACAATATGATTGTCTCAACATTACGTTCAAGAGGTATTGTCACATACGGAAGTGATGACGGTCCTGTATATCAAGTATCAAACTTAAGTGATGTGACATTAAACACTAGCGGTGTTTACTCAGCGTCAACTAAAAATCCATTTGCAACTTTTGAGATTTCGGGTATAACTAAGGACAGTGAAACATTTACATTTAAAACTTCATTTGACTTAGGCGAAACTAACTATATAACTAAGGTTCTTGGACAAAGTAATTTTGCAAAACCAAGAACTGAGGTACCTTTATTTGTTGAAGAAAATTATTACAACTTACTAAACACTGGTTATAGAGAAGGTAAGATTAGAGGTATTAAGACCGACTTAGTTGAACTAAATGGCGCTAGAGACGACAGTGATAATACTGGTATTGGTTGGTATTTAGACCAATATCAAACACCTTCAACTCCTTACGTTGTTTCAGAATTAAGAGGTAATAAAGTTTATGACTTATTTAGATTTATTACAATATCTGACGGTAACTCGGCAAACAGAGAGGTAAAGATTTCTATAGTAAATATCTCATTCAATAACCAAAGTTTTGACGTAATTGTAAGAAACTTTAATGATACTGATGCAAATCCATCAGTGTTGGAAAAGTTTACAAATTGTACATTAGATATATCTCAAAATAGTTATATCGGTAAAAAGATAGGTACATCTAACGGAGAATTTGAGTTAAAGTCTAGATACATTATGATAGAAATGAATGAGGACGCACCTATAGATGCTCTACCTTGCGGATTTAGAGGTTATCAAACAAGACAGTACTCAACATTTAAATCTCCATACTTATTATATAAAACAAAGTACGATGGGGCTGGTGATGTATTATTTAATCCTCCGTTTGGTAGTGCCAACGGAGATAATTTAACAAGAAGTGGAGGAGATAACGTAAGAAAAACTTACTTAGGTGTTTCAAATACTGTAGGTATAGATGTTGACTTCTTATCATACAAAGGTAAACAAAATCCAACAAACTTAGATACTGCAACTGAATCAAGTTCTTGGGCTTACCTAACAAAAGGTTTCCACATGGATTCTGGAGCAACTATTGTCACAATACCTGATTCATATACAACTTCAGGTGAAAGTGCTTTTGAAGTGGGTGTTACTTCATTTAATTCAGAACCATCTAGTGAAACAGACCCATATTACAAGTTAAATGCACGTAAATTCACTTTAGCACCTTCTGGAGGTTTTGATGGATGGGACATTTACAGGGAGTATAGAACTAACGCTGATAGATATACTCTAGGTAATACAGGTTTCTTAAAAGGAGCGGCTCCGAGTACAACTTATCCGTCAGCAACAGGATGGGGGGCGTTTAAGCCGTTTGTTGGTCCTGATAAACAAAATTGGGCAAATACTGACTATTACGCATATTTGTGGGGTCAGTATACATTTGCAAATCCCGAATCAGTAAACATAAACATATTTACAACACCAGGTATTGATTATGTAAATAATTCTAATCTTGTTGAATCGGCTATAGATTTGGTCGAGACAGATAGAGCGGATTCGGTTTACATTTGTACAACACCTGACTATAATATGTTTGTACCAACAACAGCAAACTTTACTACTGACTTTATTTATCCTGAAGAAGTAATCGATAATTTAGAAGAAACAGGAATAGACTCAAACTATACTGCAACTTACTACCCATGGATATTAACAAGAGATTCTGTTAACAACACTCAAATTTACTTACCACCAACAGGTGAGGTAGTTAGAAATTTAGCGTTAACAGATAATATCGCATTCCCATGGTTTGCTTCAGCTGGTTACACAAGAGGTCTAGTTAATAGTATAAAGGCACGTAAGAAACTAACGCAAGACGATAGAGATATACTATATAAAGGTAGAATTAACCCTATCGCGACATTCTCTGATGTTGGTACAGTAATTTGGGGTAATAAAACTTTACAGGTTAGAGAATCAGCACTCGACCGTCTAAACGTCAGAAGATTGTTGTTACAAGCACGTAAGTTAATTTCAGCAGTAGCAGTAAGATTGTTGTTTGAACAAAATGATGACCAAGTAAGACAAGAGTTCTTAGATTCAGTTAACCCAATCTTAGATTCAATTAGAAGAGATAGAGGTTTAATTGACTTTAGAGTTGTTGTTCAAAACACTCCTGAGGATTTAGACGCCAACCAATTAGTTGGTAAGATTTATCTAAAACCAACAAGAGCACTTGAATTCATAGATATTGAATTCTTGATTACTCCAACAGGAGCATCTTTTGAGGATATCTGATAATTATATAATGGGGGATACTTCGGTGTCCCCCATTTATTACATTTAATTAAACGTTTAATAAAAAAATAAAAATATGGAATTTAAAAAGAAAGTTCTTAGAGAAGCACTAGAAGTTAAAGACAATGGTGTAAAAACTTATTCTGAAAAACCTCAGAATATTATCGTTACTGAGTCTCAGTTAGAAAGATTGATTGAAAAATTGAACAAATAATATGAGTCTTAAAAAAATTATAAGAAGAAATCTTAATAACCTAAGGGAGGGTATAGAAGAAGGTCAACCTGATTTAAAGTATTATGCTTTTGATTGGGATGATAATATCGTTATAATGCCAACCCAAATTATGCTACAATCAGAACAAGGTGGTGAAGTCGGTATGTCTACAGAGGACTTTGCTGAGTACCGTCAAAAAATAGGTAAGGAACCTTTTGATTATAACGGAGAAATGATTGTCGGTTATGCGGAAGACCCCTACAGAAATTTTGGTGTTCAAGGGGATAAGAAATTTATTGTGGACTCCTTATTAGCTCAACCAGGTCCTTCATGGGACGATTTTGTTGAGTGTATTAATGGGGGGTCTATATTTGCAATAATAACCGCAAGGGGTCATACTCCGACCGTATTAAAAGATTCTATTTATAATTTTATTGTAACTAACCATAATGGTATCAGTGCGGAAACTTTAATTCAAAACCTAAAAGAATACCGTGACTTATCGGGAGAAGTAATGAGAGATGACCAATTATTGATTAAAGAGTATTTGGACATGTGTAAGTACCATCCTGTGACTTATGGTGAGGGGTCCGCTTCTAACCCTGAAGAAGGTAAAATAAAAGCATTAAGAGAATTTATTAACTATGTTAAATATCAGAGCCAGAAACTAGGTCAAAGAGTTTCATTTACTAATGATGTTACTAACAATTTTGTTCCACAAATTGGTTTTTCTGATGATGACCCAGGTAATATTGAATCTATAAAATCATTTTTAGAAAAAGAATTTGAAGATGAAAATCCAGTTAAAACTTATTTAACAAAAGGAGGAGAGAAAAAAGAAGTTTAAATTTCTTAAGTCTGGATTCTAGTTAAGGATTTTACAATGAAAAAAGTAAAAGTAAAGAGAAAAAAGTTTTAACATGATATTTATAATTAAATAAACACGAAAAATTTAAAACCAAAATACTATGGCTGATTTATTAATGAAAATGCCCGTCCCTTATGAGCCCAAAAGGAAAAACCGATTTATACTAAGTTTTCCTTCTTCATTAGGTATTAACTCATGGTACGTTGAGTCTACATCAAGACCTCAAGTCAGTATCAACCCAACAGAAATTCCATTCTTAAACACATCAACTTATGTTGCTGGTAGATTCACATGGAACACGATTAACGTTACGTTTAGAGACCCTATTGGTCCTTCGGCGTCACAAGCCCTTATGGAATGGGTTAGATTAACTGCAGAATCAGTTACAGGTCGTATGGGTTATGCCGCGGGTTACAAAAAAGACCTTGACCTTGAGATGTTGGACCCAACAGGTGTTGCTGTTGAAAAATGGATATTGCAGGGTACATTCTTAACTGATGTAAATTTTGATAGTTTGGGATATAGTGATGATGCGTTGGCTACAATCACCGCGACATTACGTCCTGATAGATGTATTTTGGTTTACTAATACTATTGAAAAAAAATCAATAAGTTATATATTTAACCATAGGGTTCATTCCCTATGGTTTTTTTTTAACTAAAAATTATGGAAGATAATACAAGACAATACGGACAACAAGATTTTAATTTACCTCACGATGTGTTAATTTTACCATCTAAGGGTAAATTTTATAAAAACAAAAAAAAATCACTAAAGGTTGGGTACCTTACCGCTCAAGACGAAAATGTATTAGTATCATCACCAAATAATGACACAATAATCAAAACTTTAGTTAAAAATAAAATATATGAACCCGACTTCAATGTGGACGACCTGTTAGAAAGTGATTTAGAGGCAATATTAATATTTTTAAGAAACACCTCATTTGGCCCTGAATATAATTTTAGATTAAAGGACCCTAAAACATCTAAGGAATTTACTAAAACTGTATTGTTAGATGAATTAGATATTATAGAACCAAAAATTGAACCTAATTCAGACGGTCTTTTTGAACTAACTTTACCAAAAACTGGAAAAAATATAGTATGTAAATTACTTAATATAGGTGATATAAATGAACTAACAAGATTAACTGAATCTTACCCTGATGGTGTTGTCGCACCTGTCGTAACCAAAAGACTTGAAAAATATATTGTATCCATAGAAGGGAACAATAATAGAGAAGAAATTAGTAAATTTGTTATGTCTTTACCTATTGCTGACTCCAAACACATAAGAAACACATTAAGAGAATGTGAACCACGATTAAATTTAAATCGTACAGTTAACGCCCCGTCAGGAGAAAAAGTGGATATTAGAATCACTTTTGGGGCGGAGTTTTTTCGTCCTTTCTTCTGAATATAGAATAGCTCTGCTTGATGAAATCTACTATCTATGTCGACACGTAAATATGTCGTATATGGATGTTATGAATATGCCTACATACGAAAGAAAATACTTTATAAATAAATTAAGTGACGAATTTAAAAGAAAATCAGAAGCCATAGATAAAGCTAAAAGTAAAAGGTAAATATTTATAAGAATATCAAGACTATATGGCTAACGGAGAAAACATAAAGGACCCAACAGACGAATTTGCAAAGAATGTAGATAACTCTACACAAACGGTAGAAGGATTAGCAGATTCATTTAATTATGCTGAATATAGCATAAAGAGTTTAGGAAAGACGTATAGAACGGCTTTAGACCCCACAAATATATTAAAAACAAAAATTGCCTTAGAAGATATGACAATGACTCTAACACGAGAGTCAATGGGTCAAACAAAGGCTATATCTGAAGGTATTGAAAAGGCAGTTGCTAAAGCGACTTATGAGACATCATTGTTTGGTATTAATGTAGATGACAATCTAAAATTAATGCAAGAAATCAACGAAGTCATGCAGGTTAATACATTGTTAAGTTCTGAACAAATAACCAATATGCAACTATTGGGTAGAAGTGCTGGAATTTCAGGTAAAGAAATTTCAACCATGGTTATGGGATTTAAAGACCTTGGTGTTGGTACTGACGAAGCTATAAAAAATATTCATAATATGGGACAACAAGCCCGTTCTTATGGTATTAATGTTTCACAATTTATGGGTAAAATTAGTGAAAACATAAAAAAACTAAGTGCGTATAACTTTAAAGACGGAATACAAGGATTTAGTAATATGTTGGCTAAGGCTCAGGCATTAAGAATAGATGTTAGTCAAACATTTAAACTGGCTGAAGATTTACTTGCACCTGAAAAGGCGATTGAAATGGCTGCAGGGTTTCAGATGGTTGGAGGTGCGGTTGGTGCTTTAGGTGACCCATTCAAACTGTTACATATGGCACAAACAGATGTTGCAGGACTACAAGATGAGTTAATAAAAGCGTCTGAAAGTGCAGTTACTTTTAATGAAGAAACGGGTGAGTTTGATATTCCTGTAACTGAAATGTATCGTTTGAAAGAGATGGCTCAGATGACAGGAAAGTCGTATGAACAAATGGCAGATGAGGCGATTAAGGCGAAACAAAGAACTGAAAAATTAAAATTACTTGAAAACGCTGTTGGAGGATATACTGAAGAACAAAAAGAATTAATTGCTAATTTATCTGAATTTGGTGAAAACGGTGAGTTAAAAATAAAATTACCGGGTATGGATGAAATGGTTGACGCTAGTTCGTTAACTAAAGAACAGTTAGACCAATTAGATGACCTACAAAAAGACCAAGCAAAATCGGCTGAAGAAGTTTCTCGTGAAATAAGAGACATTAACAAAGAACAATTATCAGTTTTACAGTCATTAAAAGGGACTAAAGCCGAAATTGGTGCGATATCTTTATTAAAAGCTGAGGACACACAAGCATATGGTGATATAGCGGACGTTTTTGGTGAAATAGCATTAACACAGAGTGATAGAGTTAGGAGTTCAGTTGAAAGTACAGAAATGGAAACACAAGGGACACTGATGACTCAAATGATTGAGGAAGGGTTCTCAAATCCAACAACCATACAAGCATATGCTGCGGGACAATTAAGTCTTATTAATCATGTTTTTGGTAATGTACCCGAATTTTTCGACCAAGTTAATTTAGGTTTAGATGAAGAAAATATTTTTAAAGATGCCGAATTACTTGATAAATTTGGTGAATCATTAAAGAAATTTGGAATTGATGTGGGTGGAATAGATGTTAATGCGTTTAACACTTTAACAGATGGGTTATTAAATAGTTTTAATAAATTATACCTTGAACAAAATACGGGACAAAACACTGGTCAAAATACAGATATAAGTGAAAATAACGATATTAGTAATTTAAATGAATCGGTAGAACCAATAAACAAACCTGAAAACAGTGGTGTAGTTGAGGTTACACCTGTATTAAATACAGACACGAATATAGACTACGCCAACACACAAGAAACAAGTTCGCCGATAGAGATGATAAGAGAAGGTGAGGTTAAAGTTAATGGTAATATTAATTTAACTCTAAATGGTACGGATTTACAAAAAATTGATGTGGTGCAACTAATGAATAATCCAGAATTTAAATCGCAGGTGTTGAAAATAGTTTCAGGTACAGAAACAACATACGCATAAAATTAACAATTAATCTATTTATCTATAAATAGAAATATTATGCCGAGTGAATTAACTTTTAACGCTACAGAGAGTTTTAGAAGAAAACTTTTAGTTAGAAATTTACCACCCTATAAAGAGGGGTACAAGGGTGATGAAAAACCTGGTGAATTTGAATTCTCGGTAAATGATATTGGGGTTATTGATTCGGGTAACATACAGGATATAGGTGATATACAGGAGAGTAAATTATACGTTAAAAATAAATATGGACCCGAAAACACTAAAGGGTTTGGAGATACCGTAAATATTAATAATAATAATCAAACGGAATCAAACTATGGTGAATATGAGTACTTTAGTTCTGAACCATCTATAGATACAGAAACATCACAAAAAAGAGCAGAGATAAAAAACCAATATCTTCCTGAAGAGGGTTACACAAAACTAATTAATATTGAAGATATTGAGAGGATTATAGAAAGTAGAGGAAATTACTACACGTTTATATTCTCAACGTATAACCCCGGAAGTATTTTAAATGATTTAAACCCACTCGGTTCTAATGGTAATTTATCACAAGATTCTGATTTAGCTAAAATAGGTGCGGAGTCATTAAAGAGTGAGTTTTTAAATAGAATTGCATTTGAGACTAGACAACAAACATTAGGTAGGGTTAATGCGCTTGACGCATTATCAGACCCTTTTGACGCGTTAGCAATTGTCACTGGAAATAGAAGTGTAATTGAAAAAGACTATCACATATCTGTACCTGAAAATATAATAGGTAAAGGGCTGGATTTTATAAGCAGAGTTACTGGTGTGTATTCACCGTACTCATGGATTGCGGGTGACTATTTTTCACCTGAAACAAAACAAACTTCAGAAGAGCAAGCAACAATAGGAGGATTATTTTCTAAAAGAGATAAACTCAAAACACAGTCAAATAAGAGAGCTTCAGACCTGATGCTTAAAAGCACTGGTAAAGGACAGTCAGGGAGACTATTTTCTAATTTATCGTACAATAAATTTAGACCGGACTATCAAGAGACGAATTCAAAAGCACCCGTTGGCGACTATTACTTAGGAAGTAAAATATTATCAGTACAAGACATAATATCACCACCCGACGCTTTACCTGTGGATAATAGGGGTAATAAAATAGATATACCTGTAAGGGGTTATGGTGAGTTAGGTACCTTATATGAAAATAAAGAAGCTACAAATAATTTTAGTTTCGGATTAAACGGTAGTAAGTTTATTCCAGGTAGTGAAACATATACTAATAGTAGTTATGATAGTAAAAGACTACAAGGTGGTTTCACTTGGATTACAGACGAGTCATCTAAAGGGGCAAAAAAGGCGCCGACAAGAGGTGGAGGTGTAAACGGTCAAGTACAAACACAAGGTAATGTTGATGACCTATTAAATAGCTTATCCAACTATGGAAGTACAACAAATGTTGATAATGGATATGACTCAACACCAAAATCAAGTTCATATAATTTTACTAAGGGGTCAATTTTAGATAATACCCAAAAAATAATATTAGCTTCAGACGCATTACAAGGACCAAAAAAATTACAACATGTCGGTAATGCTATTAATCAAATCTCTAAAGTTTTTAATGATGGTACTAGAGAAATGACAAAAGGTTCTATGGTGTATAAATATGAAGATTTAAGTAGTGGTAGAATTGTAGGTACTGAATACTGTAGGGTTTTTAGTAAAGATAGAACATATTCACATAATAAAGACTTACAAAAAGATAAAGGTGCAGTAAATGACTATAGAAAGTTTTCTAATTCTGTTTTAGATAACACATATAATTTAAATATTGCCCCTATGAGGGGTAAATCGTCCACAAACATAAAAGACGGAAGCGTAAAAAAGTACATGTTTTCAATAGAAAACTTAGCATGGAGGACATCAAATAAAAAAGGATATACATACCAAGACTTAGCGGTTTGTGAAAGAGGACCAAATAAAGGTAGGATTATGTGGTTCCCACCTTACGACCTAAAAGTTTCAGAAACTAACTCAGTTAATTGGACAACTAATGAATTTTTAGGTAGACCAGAACCTATATACACATACAATAATACAATGAGACAGGGTACACTAAGTTGGAAAATAGTTGTAGACCACCCATCAATCTTAAATGTTATTGTTGATAAGGAATTAAAAAATAAAACAAAATCTGAAATTAATGATATAGTGGATTCTTTCTTTGCTGGATGTAGGGATTATGACATGTATGATTTAGCAACAAGGTTTCCTCAGTTTACTATGTCAGATATATATGAAATATTATCAGAAACACAGAATGTTGAAACCGCATATACATATATGGAGGAAATACCTCGTGTAGATGTTATAGAAACTACACCAGTTATAGAGGATTATGTTAAAAAAACAGAACCTGAAGACTATAGTTTCTTTTATTATTTCCATCATGATATACCGGGTCCACAAAATGCGACCTCAACAACCGCAGATAAACCATACAGTGAATCTTTAAGTGATTACTTAGGTCTTAGGTCTAAGTACGAAGAAAGATGTAAAGACAGTTATAAGGAAGAAAGTTTATTTTTTATAGATAATTTTGTTACAAAAATAGAACAAAATACAATTGAACTATTAAATAAAATAAAGGATGCGGTTAATGAAAAGGCTAAAATTAATATTGTTATTTATGGTTCTGCATCTGCACCTGCATCCGAAACCTATAACTCAGCACTTTCTAAAAGAAGAATTAATAGTGTTAGAAGTTATTTAGAAAACCTAAAATTTGATAGTGAAAATAATACACTAAAAAAATATATAGATGAGGGTTATGTTACAATAACCGAAAGTGCACAAGGAGAAAATGCAGATGTATACACACCCGATGGGGCGGGACCTTATGATTGTACAGAAAATTTCGCAGACGTAACCGACTCGATATACACCCCAACTGCTATGGCATGTAGGAGATGTAGAATAGATGTTCAAGAAACACCCCCATCACCCGAAGATAGAAAACCTGAACCAACATATGAAGAGATAGTAACTTTTGATGAAGTTGAAAGAACAGGATATACCTCAAGTCAAGTAGTAAGTTCAAGTGCGTCAACTAGAAACGATGTAGCGAAAAGAATACTTAGAAGATTATTAAGTGAATGTGATTATTTCGATATACTAAAAGAAGATAGTCCATTGGTGTATGAAGGAATACAAGATAAAATAAAATTCTTCCAACCGGCATTTCACTCTATAACACCCGAAGGACTTAATAGTCGACTTACTTTCTTACAGCAATGTTTAAGACCTGGAGACACCATACCCGTAATCGGTCCTGACGGTAAACCTAAAAAGGGTGGAATACAAAATACGGCATTTGGTGCACCACCAATCTGTATATTGAGAATAGGGGACTTTTACCATACTAAAATCGCCATAAATCAAATGTCAGTAAGTTTTGACCCACTAATACTTGATTTAAACCCGGAAGGTATTGGTGTACAACCAATGATTGCAGATATTAGTATGTCTTTTTATTTCATTGGTGGTCAGGGATTACAAGAACCTGTTACAAGGTTACAAAATGCCTTATCATTTAATTATTATGGTAATACTGAAATGTATGACGACAGAGCAGTCCCGACTGAAGATAGGGATGAAGTCAATAATCAGGTAATGAGAAAAATTGAAGAAATTCAAGGATTCAGTGTAAAAGATGGTGAGGTTGAAAGACCTGAAGAGGCGGGAAACACTATAGGTGAGATAATAAGTACTGATTTAGATATAGAAAACAACACGGTTACGGGTCAAATAAAATACAAAGAAACTGTTAAGGAATTAGTTAAAAAGTCCGAGACCTATGCCCAAGGTATGGGAAGTACCCTTGAGGAAATATCAAAAAGTAATTCGTTAATAGGATTATATTATTTTAGTAAAAATACTAAATATTTTTATGGTGAAATGACGGGTTACTTTGATGGGAATGATGAATTTCCTATGAATATTTTTGGTAAACCAGAACAAATACAAAATGAAATGTCAACCTTATCCACAAATTTAATTAGTGATGTTGACAATAATTTAAATCCATTTTTAAAGGATATTGAACAATTTGATTTTAAAAGTACTGATAAGAAAAAATTTAAAAGAAACCTTAAAACTTTTATAAATAATGCGGTTCTTGAGGCTGAAGAAAATTTAAACTCACAAATTGGTTCATTAGTTGATAATCAGTTAAGTTTAGTGAGAGTTATAGATAAAATTAATTTAATTCATACAAAAACAGATGGGTTTAGAAATAAATCGGGCAAAAACATATTGTTTGATTTATCGGGTACGACAGACGTTGATGTATCATCAACACAAAGTAATACAATGGATGAATTCATTTATGATGTACAAACTGTTGGTATAGATTTAACTAATTTCTACATAAAAATAACATCAGATAGTGATGATTCATTAGTTAATAACACTAAAGATAATTTATATGAAGGATTTTTAACTGGTGATTTTGACACTGAACCACAGACAAGATTTTGTACTGTTGCTTATTCACATATAATTAATGACCCTGAAGGATTTGCGAACCAAATTTTAGGGGAAGAATTAAAAGAAAAAACAGAGTGGGTTTCTTATGTAAATAAGATTATTTATGGTGTCGATGCGGTAACTATAGATATCGGTGTTGGAGCTATGTTTGAAGACGGTACAAACACAATAGAAGTTTTATCTCCCGATGTACCCGGTTTATTAGATGAATATAATAAATTAAAAACCGAGACATCAAAGAAAGTTAACACGTTTAAAAATGACAATAGTGTTAAAAAGTTCACATTATATGACCCATTTAATTTAGATAAAGAAAGGGTATTTGATTATATACAAGAAAATGATAGCACTTTCAATTCTACAAAAAATGACTACTTTAATAAAGTATATGAAGGTATTAACGGAGGAGACTTAAATAAATTTAATCAAAAATACACCTTTAATTAATGCAGTACTATAATAGATATAAGGATTTTTTAATTAATGGTAAGCAAACTGTTGTGCCTTTTGTAAATATAGAATCTAAACCTACCGATAAAAGGTATATTTATCGTATTGGTAAAAGTAGGTTAGATAAGATAAGTTATGAGTTTTATGATTCACCATATTTTGGATGGTTAATATTGGCGGCAAATCCTCAGTACGGAGGATTAGAAAATAACATTAATGATGGGGCTATTTTATTTGTACCTTTTCCATTAATTGACTCATTACAAGACTATAAAAAAGCATTAGATACACACTTCTTCTACTATGGCAGGTGATAAGTTATTTAACAACCAAAACGTATATGTTGAGACAGATTACGAAAACATTATAATTGTTGACCCAAATAAAGTTGTCGACAAAAATAATAAGGTGCAAGAAAGGCTGGTTAACCATGAAGAACTTGTAAAATATGTCAACTTAGAGGCGAAGGTTTTACCTAGAACTAAATTGGTGGTTGGAGATAACTTTGACGATACCATAGAAAACCTAAGAATAGGTACTATGAGTAACGACGACCAAAGGAAGATAAATTTTGTGTTTCCTGATGATAAAGATGGATATGATACCTCTTGGACAGAAGAAATAACAGGAAATGATTCACTTCAAGGTAAGGGGTTAAATCAAGGACAAACAATAGAGGTGGGTAGTGGAGAAAACAAAAAAGTAATTAGAAAAATATCCAATCCTGAAGACACACAATTACTTGGTATCACAAATGTACAGGTAAAAATAAATACTGCATTTGCACCACAAGTAACCATTGAAATGGTGGATATACAAGGAAGAACATTGTTTGAACAAGGTGAAAACTCACCGTATAGTGCATTTATGCAATTACCATACCCACTATTCATTTTAACTATAAAAGGATATTTTGGTAAGGCAGTAAAGTATGAATTAATGTTAAAAGACTTTAATGCCAGATTTGATTCTTCTGATGGTAATTATAAAATAACAACAAACTATATTGCTCGTACATACGCGATTTTATCTGACATATCTATAAATAATTTATATACCTTTCCTCATATGTTCCAAAAAACAGGTGAGATTGAAGGGAATACGACGACACAAACCAACACTGCAGGACTAAACAACACAGAGATTAATACAAGACAATCCACTAAAGGTCTTGAAATATTAAAACAAGTTTATAGTGAATATAGGTCTAAAGGATTAATAGGGGACGACTTTCCAAATCAACAGGGATATCCATTAACCCTTTCTGTGTTAGAGAAAAAACTGGAGAAATTTGAAAATTACGTAATGCAGGCGTATGGTAAAGAAGATATGTCTGTTTTGAATGATATTGGTGCTTTTAGTAAAACTATAAATGATTTCAGGAAAAAAGTTTTTGGAGCCAACAGTGAATGGTTTTCTAAATATATTGACATTAATAATGTATTAATACCTTTACAAAATAATGAACCTGTACTTTATGGATTTAAAAAAGAAATTGATTTACAAGGTAAAAAAGATGCAATCGCCGAATTAAAAAATATAATTAATGAGTATAACGAATTAATTAATAATGACCCCACATTCGGTAGTAAAGGTAGTTGTGTAATAGACAATCAAAAAGTTGACAGCAGTCTATCCTTCAAAGTCGGGATAAATAATTTTTTAAAAAGTCTTGATGGGTTAGATAATATTGATATTAAATTAACTTACGCTAAAAGGAATAATGTTATAAATAATGATGAATTAGTTTTAAACACATTTAGGTCAAACTTAGAAAAACAATACTTTATCGATAGTATGACATTGGACGCTAAAACTTATGAAGTGGTAGATGATGGTAATAACTTATTTTTTAAATTTGGTAATATTAATGGAAGTGCTAATTTAGCGTCAAATACGATACTAAAAAAATTACAAGATTTAGAACAAAAATTCCAAGCTCAGAAAAAAATAATTGAAGATTTACTTTCGGAGGCATTAGCTAAGAAAATAAAATCACCGTCAGGTCTTGGATTCAACCCAACAATAAAAAATATTATGGCGGTAATAGCTGCCAATACCGACGCCTTTTTTAGGTTAATGGATAATGTTCATGAAAATTCTTGGAGACAAAGAAATAATCCTATAAGGTTGAATGTTATATTGGGTGGAGATAAAAGTTTAGGTACTGATAGTAAAGATAATGTACAAGAAGTTGGTGATAATGGATTACCGTCTGATACTAATGTTATTTACCCGTGGCCACAATACTTTGAAATAACTAATGATGAAAATGGAAACCCACAATATGAGGATAAATATCCAGGAGACGTAAATTCAATTAACACCACACAGGGATATAGATATGATGTTTGGCCTGAGGTTGAATTTGTTGAAGAATATATAAGGGCTGCGATTGAGATAGAGGAACAAGAAATTGACACAAACAACCCAAACGAAGCTAGCGTCACACCATACGTTTCAGTTAACTCTCTATTGTTTCCTTATAGTAATAATATATATGAAAACAAATCTATAGTTCCATTTTTATATGAAATTCTTGAAAGAACCATGGTAGATTCGACATATACTAATTTATATAAAGATAGTGGTTATGAGGACTCAATATATGGTGTTATTGGTGATTTTGAAAACTTAAATATTAGTACCGCGTCTTCAGATTCATTGGAACTAATACAATTGTTAAAGAATTTTTCTTTTAGTTATGAAAATTTATTAAGATACCTTAAATCAACATCAGGTGGGGGAAGTTGGAATATGTTTGTTAGAAACGAATATATAACACCATATATAAAAAATTCACTCAAAAAAGATTATGGGTTATATAATAGTAGCTTTATATCTGATTATTCCACTAGTGTAGAGGGCTCTACAGAATCTGTTGAAAAATTAAGAAAATATTTAAAATCTAATAAATCTAATGATATTTCATTTTTAGACAAATATCCGTTTACCGATTTAAATTGGTTAAAAAGTAACTTATCTGAAGGTGAAAAAATAAGTAGCGAGGTTGATGCAAATAATACATCTAACATTTATAATTTTATAGACACTAAAAAGACTATATCTACTTTTGACATAAATGAAAATGATTTAGACAAAAAAGTTTTTACATATTTTGAATGGATAACAAATGTAAGTGGAAATCCTGAACAAGGAGGTACACCACCAGAAGATTTAGTTAATACACAAGCAAATCCTAACGTAACATCTAATAATGGTGCAATTAATTACTACCTAAGTAGAACAGAAAAAAAATTACTTTTAACTGAATCATATATTGACTATGGTAAAAATTATGATACCACAGTTAATAATATAGTGGCAACACAAACCACGTCATTGTTAAACACACCATATTTTGTAAATGCCTTTATTAAAGGAGTAGAAAGACATAAAAACGGAGAAGAAAATCCATATGTTGCATTAGGGTACCTATACTTAAACTCGTTACCATTAGCGACACTTAGAGAAAAATTCAAAAGTTTTGGTGATGGTCTCACAACTAATTTAGACTATATTTTTGCCGGTTTAAATAAATTTTCGGCAATACATAAATTACCATATCTTTGGATTTTAAAATACGGTTCTATTTGGCATAGATATAAAAAGTATATTGAAAATGGAAATGATATATTGAGTGATATATGGGAAGACTTTAATTTTGTAAATGCGTATGACCCTATAACAAATAATCGACAAAAAACATATCTTATAAAAGATAATCTAAATTCAGATTATAATTATAAACAAAAAAATATAGAAAGTAGTCTACAAACTATCGATGATATACCGACTAACGTTGAATACGTAACATTAAATAACGGATTTTATCCTAAAATAGTTAATGATGTATATTGGTACTTTACGAAAAAGAATATTTTTAATGGATATACAAACCAAGAGGTTGAAGACGCATACGTAAACAGAAACTTTAAATCAATAAATGATTCGTCAAACACGTTAAATAAGAATAGAAAATACGACCCGCAAAACCCAAACAGAATCTTAAATGTCAATAACTGGTCTTATTATTTTGAAATTAAGAATAATACAGAATTTGAGGATTATGACAAAGATAGACTTTTAATTATACCGTCAGTAGGTTCAGTAAAATTTAATCAATCAAATTTTGAATGTTTTAATACACAAGGATTAATAACACAGGATATTATAGATAATCCCGCGGTTTATAACGGTACTTGTAGATTCTTATGGGAATCCTCTAACTATGGTTATTTTGATAATGATTTAATAAATAAACCGGCGACTTTTGAATACCTTAAATATGTGGACCCTAAAAAGGATAATAAACAAGCATTTAATCTTTTAGATAAAACAGACATTACAAAGTATTCAAATATTGATGATATGTTTAATGTTTTTACGAAAGAAATGTTGGATACCTTCGAGGAAAAGTTCTTAAATTTTTGTTTACCTAAAGATAAATTTGACTCCAACTCTATAGGTAGAGGTTCAGAAACATTTGAGGATTTTATAAGTCAACCACAATATAAAGACTTGTTTATATATAACGAAGAGAGTGGAGAAAATGAACTACCAACAGAAGAGATTTTTAGATTAAGGGCTCTTTATGAAAACCAATCACCATCATATGGAATTACACCAACAGTTAATCCTTATGATATTAGTTTATACGCAGTTTTAAAAAGTCTGTTAATTGTTAATAAACCAGAATTTAGTGAGAATTTTTCAGAAAATTTAAATAAAATTTCTAAAAAACAGTTAGACTCATTTACATTACAACACAAAATAAATTTTTTAAATAAAGACTTAGTCTTAAAAATAGGTAATCCTGGAAAGTATAATAGAAAGGTGTTTAATTCATTTAGTAATGAAGAATTGAACAATCCTGTTGATAAATATGAATTCGGTACTTACATAGGCAACACCCTACCTAGTAATAATAACAACATAACCCTAAATCAAAGTAAGAGTAATAATCCTGAGGCTTGGAATGCAATGTACCTATATGTTGGAGAATATTTTGACAATTATAATTTTATTTATAAAGACAGTGGTTCATATCTAACAGACTTTTTTATTGATATGGACGTTGAATTTAATGAAAGTAATGTCAAACTATTAAGTAATATTATTAAACTTTATGCGGATAAAAAACTAAAGACTCCAAACATAACACCACAAGAGTTCTACGACGAATTTAATGGATTTATCGAAGACCAAAAAACGTTTCAAACGAATATTTTAAATCATACATTTATACAACTTAATAAAAATTTACCAAACGTAACATTCACACAAAAAGAACAAAGTAGTCTATCCGCGACTGATGGTGAGGTTGAAAAAGTTGGTTTGTGGAAAGCGTTCCAAACACTGAATGATAAATGGATTTCGGGTCAAGATTTTAAAACAAAAACAATATTTGAAGACTTCTTATTTTTAGATAGGGCAAATAGACCTGTTGGTGATAAGGTGATTATTAATATTGAAGAGTTAAGAAGCTTTTTGAAAAATAGAAATTCTGACATGAGTGTATACTCACTCATGGGTCATATATATGAAAAAAATAATTTTACATTTATGCCTACACCAGTATATACAAATTTCTATGGATTAAATGACAGGTCACCGGGGGCTGAAGGAATACCACAGGATATACCAAACGATACTTTCGGAACTTTTATGGAGGTAGATACTAGAGATACTAGACCAAGAATGTTGGCGATTTATGTCGGAGAACCATCGTCAAATTTAGATATGAAGGGTAATAAAAATGTTAGGAAAAATGATGATTCATTTGATATTACTAGACCTTCAGGGAATCCATTAATTGAAAGTGGGACCAATAAAACGGATTACTCAGAAAGTAACAGGTGCGTTGGATTCAACGTGGACTTTGGGATAAGAAATCAAGGAATATTTAAATCAATATCCTTAGATATGCAACAACATAGAAATATTGCACCAACATTTCAAGTATTGGCGGATTTAGGGTCACAAGCATCAGGACAAAAAACTGCGCAACAGTCACAATCCCTTTATAATTTCTACAGAAGTAAAAGTTATACTTGTCAAGTAACCTCTATGGGTAACGCCATGATACAACCCACCATGTATTTTAATCTACAGAGGGTCCCATTATTTTATGGACCTTATTTAATAATGAGTGTAAGTCATACGATTAATTCTAGAGACTTTGTTACTCAGTTTGAAGGTATAAGAGTTTCAAAATATTCACTACAACAACCAGATAAATTAGTTATAAGTGTTAATAGAAAGATTTTAGAGTCATACAAAGATAAATTATTTAAACAAAGACAACAAGAGGAAAATTCAGGAACGACAGAAAATAGTACTGTTAATAACTCTATTGCTGTAGATGAGAGTAGATGTGAGGGACTGTCAAACTATCCACTCAAACCGTTCCTACCATTAGTATCTAGTAATGTTAATTCTCAGGATATTGTTCAATATCTTAATAATGTACAGACAATAAATGGGGATATGAGGGCATTTATATATGGTAATATTATGAAAGGTAAAAATTCTATAGAGGTACAGAATAATAACCTTATAAATGTAGGTATAAATAGTTTAAATACTACGTTAGCTAATACCTATACTAATGGACAAGTATGTGTTAAAAAAGACAGTAATATTGGATGTATGGCCTCTTTTGATAGTATAGATGACTGCCTAAACTTAATAGTTGAAAAGTTTAAAAATCAACAAATACTATTAAATGACCTAAAACCACTATCAAACCCAGATTCAACAGATGGTAAAGCAATAGCAATGACTAGACTACTATATAAAAATATTTATAAGTCAGACTTCACAGCCTCAAATGCTACAGAGATTAAAAAACAAATAAATGACGCTTTAGATAAAAACCCAAATTTAGAAGAAAACTACAATGAATGGATTAATATTTTTAAACGAGCGGTGAATACTCAGTAAATATTACTAAACAATTACATATTTATATAAAAAAAGAGTTATGAATATAAAAAATTTATTAGACAACTACTTACAAAAAGATACAAGGTTGACAGAGAGAGACCAAGGTAATGGGTATAAAGAGGTATGTGATTTGGATACTGGGGATTGTTATACCGTTAGGATGAGAGACGGATTAATAGAAAGAGTTGATAATACTATGAATTTAAATAAAACTCTAAGAGTTGAAACACCTACAGGTATGAAAACATTATTAAACGGTTAAAATATTTACTAAAATGTCAGTAGAAAAAAAGTTATTAAAAGAAATAGAAAGATATAAAAAAATAAATTCTTATGTCTTAGAACAAGAAGGTGAATTACCGCCACCTGTTGATTTAGAGGGAGGTAATGAAGAAACCACAGATGAATTACCACCGACGCCTGAAGGTGGAGAAACTGATAGTGTTGAAGAAGTACCGGAACCTGTGGATGTTGAAACAGACCCTGATGTTGAAATTGTTGGAGATGAGGGGGAAAGTATCGATAATAGTGAGGAAAATGGTGGTACTGAGGAATTAGACATCACTGATTTAGTTACTACTCAAAAAGATATATCTGACAAACAAGATGAGTATATGGAGACAATGTTTAATAGATTAGAAGACTTAACATCTAAATTAGGTGAAATGGATAGTATATTAAGTAAGATAAATGACTTAGAACAGAAAGTTGAAAAGTATAGACAAAAGTCACCCGAAGAAAAACTACAGTTAAGAAGTTTAGATAGCTATCCGTTTAATCAAAAATTAAGTGATTTTTTTATGGATAAACAAGATGAGTTTGAAAAAACAGGTAAAAATGAATATGTTTTAACGAGCGATGAGATTGAAAATTATTCAGATGGTGATATAAAGAAGTCTTTTGATAAACCATTTGAAGATGAAGAACGTTTATAATATTTTATTAATAATAACATTACTTTTATTCAGTAGTTGTGGTAGTGCAACAATGAATAAACTATTTGAAAACCCCGAAGAATATTATTTTTTATCTGAAATTGAATTAGAATGGGATGGTAAACGACCGACACAAAGATTTAAAAAACAAATAAAATTAAACGAACCATTTGTTGATAGAGATGGTTATATACTTTTTTTAAAAAAAACTAATAATGATTCTATATTTGAAATAGTTGTTAGAGTTGATAGAAATATTTATGACCCCCCATACTTTGCAGATGAAGAACATTTAAGAGACCGTTACTAACGGTCTTTTTTTTTATGTGGTGATTTGACTTAACGTTTTTCGTTGTTATATTTTACTTGAGTAACAGATAAATTTTTAACGAATAAAAGAAAAACAAAATGGCAAATGCACTCGACGCGGTACTCGCACAGTACGAAAAGAACACCACATCTCGTGGTGGTGGTGACGGAATGTCACAAGAAGAGAGGTTGAAGAAGTATTTCACAACTTATCTCCCTAAGGGGACTAAATCAGGACAGGCTCGTATCCGTATCCTTCCAACATCAGATGGTTCATCACCATTTAAGGAGGTATGGTTCCACGAAGTCCAAGTTGACGGAAAATGGGTTAAACTCTATGACCCAGGTAAAAATGATGGTGAGCGTTCACCTTTGACCGAGGTCTACGAAGAGTTGATGTCAACGGGTAAAGAGTCTGATAAGAAGCTCGCGATGCAATATCGTCCTCGTAAATTCTACATTGTAAAACTTGTTGACCGTGACAATGAAGAAGATGGTGTTAAGTTTTGGCGGTTTAAGGATAATTACAAACAAGAAGGTATCCTTGATAAAATCATTCCGATTTGGAGAGCGAAAGGTGATATCACCGACGCTAACGAAGGTCGTGATTTGATTATTGAGTTGGCAAAATCTAAGACCAATTCAGGTATTGAGTATACCATCGTTCAAACCATCATGTATGACGACCCATGTCCTTTGAGTGAAGATTCAGATTTGATGAAGGAGTGGATGGAAGATGAGATGACTTGGAGTGATGTATATGCTCAGAGACCTACTGAATACTTGGAAGCAGTCGCTCGTGGTGAAACACCTGTATGGGACTCTGAACTTAAGAAGTTCGTATATGGTGATGGTGAAGATACTGAAACTATCGGTGGCTCACAACCAAAACAACGTGTGGTTAAGGAAGAAGTTGAGGACCCACAAGAAGAGATGGAGGTTGATGAGGACCTTCCTTTCTAAAAACCAAAACCTACAGATGGGAGGGTGTAATGCTCTCCCATCTTTTTCATGACGAAAAGTTCATTACGAAAAACTCGTAACGAAAAAACAAAAATACAATGGCAATTAAAAAGAATAGTTTTAAAGACATAAAGAAGAAGTTCTCTTCTTCTGCTAAATTCAAACCTCAGAGGTTTTACGACTTAGGTTCTGAATTTTTGGATGCGGTAGGGGTACCAGGTCCTGCTATGGGACATATCAATATGTTCTTGGGTCACTCGGACACGGGTAAGACTACTGCGTTAGTAAAAGCTGCGGTTGACGCACAGAAGAAGGGTATCCTTCCTGTGTTTATTATCACAGAACAAAAATGGTCTTTTGACCACGCAAAACTTATGGGTTTTGACTGTGAAGAAGTTGTTGATGAAGAAACGGGTGAACTTGATTGGGACGGGTTCTTCATCTTTAATAACGACTTTGAGTATATTGAACAAATTACTGAGTTTATAAATAATTTGTTGGACTCCCAAGAGAAAGGGGAGTTGGAGTACGACTTGTTGTTCCTATGGGACTCAGTTGGTT